CCTTTGACACTCATATCTTTTTAACCCTGAATCCGGTAGTTAATCTATCTTTTATGTTAGTGATGCTATTCTTTCTCACTTCATCTCCACCTATTGCTTGCCATATATAACCGTCGAAGTAAACTGCAGTATGAGACGATGCTCTACCGTACTTATATATTAGAATATCTCCATTAACCAAAGGAGTTGTTTTTGGATCAAATTCCTCAGTAAATGGAAATTGGTTTATACCATCTACAAGCAATTCATTTGTCTTATGTAAATGCCAGTCAGGTGCATAATCCGGAACGGTGAACTTTGGAAGTACTCCAGCTTCAACCATTACACATCCTGTCAGATGAATGCAATCTACTCCTTTACCTTTTACTCCTGTCTTATGCCTGTAAGGAGTGCCTTCCCACGACTTCAATATTTTAAGAAGTTCTTCCTGTTTTTTCTCGTCTTCAAAATAATTCATTATGGTATCGCCGTCGTTACTGGGTTATCAAACGGTATATCTTTGAAACCTAAAAAATTAACCATATTACTAAATCTATCCCTACAAATAATAGGAGTTCCGTCACATCCGGCATAAACTGTTATCGTATCAGATACAGCAAGACCTGGAATCTTATATCGTAAGTAAAAAGATTTTCCATCATGTAAAGCAATTACTCTCCTATAACTACCAAACTCTGCATATCCCCACTGGCACCAGTTATCAGTATCAATGCCATCCGCTACCATCAAAGTATTTATTGCTGCAGATTCAAAATAGAGACCATCAGTAGTCAAAGCGGATACTACGCCAGAATAATCAAAGTTCGTTTTCACTATACTGCACTCTGTAGAGTATAGAAGATGATTACAAGTCGGTTGATACCGGTACTTTGGGATAGACTTTTTATAAAGTCCCTTGATACCAGAGCAGGTTGTCTTTATAGCCTTCCCATCAAACGTGATATTTTTTATCCTGCCTACAAAAGTAGTATTTACTTCTACAGGACTCATATCTCTATGGATCTTCATTATCTTGATCCATATAGTATCTACTATCGTCTGGTCTATGTAGTCATCAAAAGGATCTGGAACATCGGCAAAATTTATTGATACCTTTGTTTCTTCTACTGTGATAGTCTTCTTAAAACTACCCCTTTCAACCGTTGTCGGTACATAAGTATTTCCATCATAGACTACAGGTGTATCTCCGGAAGTAAAGTACTTATCCATAACACCTGTTTGCCACAGATGGTATAGTTCTGCAGGTCTTCTTTCCGCTGTTTGCTCTGCATTTATAAAATCTTGTGATACCATTTACTATCCTAAGAATTCTATGTTAGTTATATTGAAAGATGAACTATGAGCCAATACCAACCGTAGTATATCATTATCATCGCTCCAATCGAGTGTTATTTCAGATAGACTGGAGTAACTAACTTCATCCATTATATCAGGAGTACCAAATGAATCGTTAGTATCATATAGTTGGGCTTGTAGTACAGTAGCACTCACAGTAATTCTTATATCGGTTGGTCTATAACTATTAACCCACGTCCCTAATTCATCAAGTACTACAAACCAAACATTTTCATACGGTCCTGGTCCTGCTTGTGATGCAACCCATTTACTACCATCCCACGATCCTGATGGAGGATAACCACCTATTGCTGTTGATGCCTCCCAATCACTACTATTGAAGTGTGCGTTCCAGCTTGTCTCTGTTGATGTAGAACTATAACTGGAACTGCTTGATAGACTACTACTACTGCTTGAACTATAACTGGAACTGGAAGAAGATGAACTCGAACTGCTAACAGAACTTGAACTGCTACTGCTTGAACTATAACTGGAACTGGAAGACGACGAACTGGAACTGCTGATAGAGCTATTACTGGAACTACTACTGCTTGAACTACTGCTACTCAAACTTGAAGAACTGCTTGACGAAGAAGATGAACTACTACTCACACTCTCAGTCTTAACGCATATATATTCTATCATGTATTGATAAGTAGTGTAAGTATGCGCATACCAACTCCCTGGTGCTACCTGATCTTGTGAATCATCTCCTGTGTCATTGTACCATAATTCGTATCCAGCTGGTACTCCAGTATATCCTAATGGTTGATGACCATACCCGCTGAAGTATACTGACAACATAAAGTCTTTTGTTCCATCGAAGTCAACTTCCAACCAATCGGATTCTTCTCCACTTCCGGTTCCTATAACTTTATTAAGATTTACTCCACTATCAAATGTTACTTCTGTCGGAGCAACTTCAAAATTCCTTCCCGAACTTCCATCTCTATGCCCAACTGCCGCATGTTCAATTTCCCAAGTTTGACCATAGCCTTGAGCAAAATGTATTTTTATTCTGTTTCCTGTGACATTCGGGAGTGACTCTGCAGGAATAATATATCTCTGTGTATATCCATTTACCCAAGTAGTATTATCCCAGTTCCATGCTACGTCCTTTTCATATCCAAGGTCATCGGGGGAACAGAAAGTTGTAACTTGAGATAGTGAACTTGAAGAACTCGAGCTTGATCTTGAAGAACTCGAGATTGAAGAACTTGAACTTGATAGACTACTACTGGAACTTGATGAACTACTACTTGAATTAGATGAAGACGACGATGATAGACTGGATGAAGATGAAGATGAATAGCTACTTGAGCTAGAATTACTTGAACTTGATGAAGAGGAACTGGAACTTGATCGACTGCTACTACTACTGGAACTGCTACTAGAGCTTGATGAACTATAAGAAGATACACCAGGAATTGTTACAAAAGTGACCTGTACTTCTGCTACATTCTCAGCTTCATATTTTATCTCAATAGAGTCAGTAGCAAATCTGGATAGTGGAAGAAACGAACAAAGCAAAGCGTAAAGACCTTCTGCTGTAACATCTATGCCTACTGCTTTTCCTAATTCCAAAGTAGTGGTAGTTGGTTCATCTACTATCTCTCTCGCTACCTTTGTACCATCAGGTGCCCACAAGAAAAGATTAGCACCTGCGGGACCAATATCGTATCCAATGTCCCAGTAGTTCGCCCAGTCAATTGCTTCAACGTCGAGTACTGTATCTGCTGAACCTACTGCAGAAGTAACTACTACATCTCTCATCCAAGTGGGGCAGTAGAATCTACCCCATCTACCTCTTACATAGTCGAAGAATTTTATGAACTCGTATAAGTCAGTTCTATTATAAAAGGTGAATAGTGCTTTGGTTCCAATAGTACTCTCTTCCCGTGAAGTATCAACTGCTTCTTTACCAAGGAATTTCCATATATCGTAAGGTCTTCCTATCGTCTGGTCTACAGTTTCACGCCAGTTAGGTTCAAGAGTAAATACTGGTCTACTAAGATGAGTAATAAATGGATCTGCACCAATAAAGACTTTAGTCACATCAGCATCGAATGCCTCATCAGCATTCACACTTAAATTAGCTATGGCACTTGTAATGCCGCCAAGTTGCTGCTGCCACTCAAATCTTGATTGAAGTACTGGATAAACTGAACCAGTTGCCCAAGTAGAAGTTAAATTTGCAGTTAAAGTTATTGAGGTATCTGTAAATGAGAGTATTTCACCATATTCATATGTATCATAAGAAGTCATTACTACACAAGGAGCACCAACTTCAAAATTTCTATTTGTAGTATCAGCGACCTGAAGTACAGCTTGACCTGAATCAGCTTGAACGGTTAGAGGAGTTCTATCCATCCAAAAAGGAATACCTAAAACATTATGGATATTTTTCCAAAGTACTCTTCTTAAAAAGTTGGATTCAGCGGCAGTTAAGGAGTTTATTGTAAACTGCAGTCTCCTACGAGCCCAAGTAAACAAAGCACTGCGTATCTCCAAGCCGACGACAGAAGTTTGAATACTTGTCTTCCATGATCTCTCTAAAGATACACCATCTGCCCAGTTTGGAGGAAGAGTTATTATATCATCAATTATCATGACGTCTGTAGTCTACGAATCCTATCTTGGTTAGAAGAAATTATATTTACTATTGAGTTCGTTCCTTGCGGAGACCACAAGTACTTATCAAACTCTTTAGGATCGAGCATATTTATTATATTAATCGGTTGTCCTGCTACTCCTGGCGTTGCTGCTCCTCCTTCTCCAGGAGGAAGGCTCGGCGTACCTCCTTCTGCCAGTCTACTACCAGAAGGAATCTTAAATCCCTTCATACTATAACGATTCAACAATTCTGGAGGTACTAATCCTCTTCTAATAGCCTCCATACCACCGAGTCCATATTTCCTAACAGCACTTACTGGTTGCATGAACTCTCCTGCCGTTGCACTAACTGGAATGTTATCAGATGTAGTAGTCGGAGAACTTCCTTTTACTACACCACCAGTCCCAAGTGGTTGTGCCCGCATTGCCGCTACCTTTGCCATACCAGCGAATACCGCTGCTGCTGCTGCTATTGGAGCCATATATATTCCAGCAGGACCAAGGAGCAGTGCGGCATCATAAGCTTTTATAGCAGATTGGTAAGTAGTAATAACTGCCATTGCTATGTTAGTAGCTCTTTGTGCCCGTGCCCATGCTTTATGCTTCTTGCCTGTTGCTTCGTACATATCGCCAAAAGCACTTCCCATAAAACCAAGTACTTCTTTCGTTTGATTCAGGGTCAGGTCTATTAAGCGTTTCTTTTGATCAGCGAGTAGTTTTTCCTGCTCTAATTCATGTGCTCTATGTAAAGCGTTCTCTTGTTCTATTGTAGCATTCCTATTCGTAACAGCTTCAGTCATTAATTTAGTTTCGGCATCCTGCTTAGTTTGAAGATCAGATAATTCCTTCTGAAATGTAGCAGTAAGACCAGAAGGACCTCCTGCGGCAGCACGGAGTTTAGCATCTGCTAAAGTCTTCTCTATAGCAAGTTTACTAGCGGCTATCTTCTTATCATCTGCTTCTTTGGATCTATCGAGGTTGATTAAATCTCGAGTTAGTTTTTCGTTAAGAGCGTATATTTTTCCATTTATCTGAGCGATCTTATCAGGCTTCTTTTCTAATATTGCCTCTTGTTCTTGTGCTTTAAGTAGTTCCAGTTCCTTCTTATATGCCGCATTTGTAATCTCACGTCGTTTAGTCCAGTATTCCTCTACACTTGTAACACCCTTCTTATGTGCTATGTCCATAAGAAGAAGTACTGTCTGGTCGTGAGCTTTCTGTTTAGCAAGCTCGGTAGCTAACTGCACCGTCAACTTCGCTTCGCCCAGCTCATCCAAAGCTTTAGGTCGTTTTATCTTACTCAATTCCTCCTGCTGCTTTTTCCACTTAGCAAGTCGAGCGTTTATCTTTTGAATGATAGCGTCCGCTTTTCCGTAGGTATCCGTTTGTTTTGATAACTCTATTACACTTGCTGCCGCCTCTTTTCTAACGTCCTCCCAAAACTTCTTTTGTTCCAACGCATTACCACTTATATCTTCCGCAAGAGAAACGATCTGTTTCATCTTACCTGCTATACCCGTCATACCGAACGCTTCTGCTACCGCTTGAAACCCAACAGCTAAACCACCAAGCGCTTGCGCTATTACACTTATTCCTTCTAATATGTAAGGAGCAAAGGTAGCGTACGCTCCTTTAAGTACATTCCATATCAGCAACCAACCACGCCACACCTCTTGTACTTGAAATATGAAGTGTATTAGTTTTTGAATTCCAGCGATTAAGTAATTAGAAATTTGTTGACCTATTTCCTTTAGTGCACCACTATCACGCATATCTCCTAACCAGTCAATCATAAGAGCTACTATGGCTTTCATGTAATCGAAGATACCTGACTCCATCACCATAGTCCTAAATTGGAACCAAGAATCCCCTACCATAGAAAGCAAACCTCTCCACGTTTTTGCAAGCAGTGCAGAGGCTCCGCGAAATTTACTAAGTGGATCCTCCCACGCTTTTATCAACTGCTCTCTGGTTTCTCTTGCGGACGTACTTACTCCTGCTTGAAATCCAAGCATGGCAAGTATACCACGCTCTCTAAACAGGTCCGCTGACGCCGCTCCTGCCGAGTACATACGTATTACTTGTCCAGTAGCAGTTTGTATATCTAAACCAGATGCAGCAGCAAGGTCACCTATCAACGGAATCCACTTCTGTACTTCCTCAACTCCACCTTTCATTACACCAGTTAGTTGCGTTGCCGCTCCCATTACTTCTTCATAAGAAAAAGAAACTCCACTAGCATACTCAGACATTTTTTGAAATAGTTCGTTTCCTTTTTCTACGCTACCTAACAACGTAGTCAGTCGTGTTCTATACCCCTCAGCTGTTGCAGCTGCCTGAGTAAAGGACCTAGCAAGCATGCCTAAACCGGCAGTAGCAATAAGTCCTTGGATACTGAAGATTGCAGTACTTACTCCAGAAAGGGCTCCCCTCATAAGTTTTAAGGATTTACCTAGACCGACAAAGGCTTTGTCAGCTATACGTACAGATCGTGGTAATTTGTCTATCTCTTTGTCCAGCTTCTTAACGTCTGCTGTCGCCTTATCTCCCCTCAATCGTACTATTATGTCCATGAATTCTGAGGCTGCCATTATGTCTTACCCTTTACGTTTAAGGTATTTCTTAAAGTCCTTGTTATTCAAATTCTGAGCGTACCTTACTGCTAAAGCGATCCTCTTTTCCCACTCAAAACTTATTAATTTATTCTCATTAAAAGCATCAATGAAAAAAGAATACCCGTAGTCTAAGACTCCGACATGTCCTGCTTCGATGAGGAGACAAGCAGTTTTCCAAAGTCTTCTACTATCGCCTTTTTCAGTGCTCCCAACAGGTCGCCCAGTCCCGCCTGTTGGGAGACTACGAAAAAAGTGTCGTTTACTTCCTTAAATCTCTCCCAAATTATTTTTATATCACTAGGAGTCATGTCATATAATTGTGGTAGTTTTATGTCGGAAGCGAGGGGAAGGAAGGACTCAAACTGAGCTGTTAACCCCGTTAAGGTGGTGTCCTGTATATCCTGTTGCATGAGATCCATAATCTGCTTAACCGTTAATTCGTAAACAGTAAAAGATTTCTCATAACCTTCTATTTCAAAGGTTTTCGTTTTTCGCGCCATGGAAATTACCTCCTTTCACGTGCGATCGTATTAACCTTTTACATTATGCAGAACTACTGCTACTACTTGAACTACTTGAGCTCGAGTTACTACTTGAGCTACTGCTATAGGTTACGTTGAAGTAAGGAGTAGTTGAGTGGTTGTCCACATCAGCAAGTCCTTCTGCTTGGAAACTCATAGTCATCCATTCTTCGCCTATAAGCTGTAAAGAACCGCTCGGAGTAATGGTACATCTCCAGAAATCCCACGTTTGATCTGGACCTATAGGGTTATCTGAAACGAAGGTCATTGCGTACTCCAAGTTAGATCCCATCAACGCCGCAAT